TCCGTGCGTCGGTCTGTTAGTGCGTGCGTCGGTCTGTTACAGGGGTAGGGCGGTTAATTGACTGTCAAGTTACTTTACGACCGCGCTACCCCACACGCGCAACTTTAGGTAAAATTCAAATTTCATAATTAAAGCACACGCGCAACTTTAGGTATTTTGCCAATTTGTTAATTAAAGCAAGATTTACAATACATAGTTAAAAAAAGTTGTTGACTTAAACTGTAAACTCGAATATAATTGCGTTCATGAACCTGGTAAAAATTTCTCCAGAAAATTTAGAAATTGCAAATAGTTACCTTGAATGTGGAAGCATTCAGCAGGTAGCAAAATCTCTTGCACTTTCAGAAAATGAGGTGACAGACATTCTCTCTCGCCGAGAAGTTCGCACGTACATAGATTCTATATATCTAGACTACGGATATCGAAATCGATTTAAGTTAGGTGAGACTCTCGATCTTCTCATAAACGAAAAACTTCGTGAAGCAGAAGCCACAGAGATGTATACCAACAAGGACTTAGCGGATTTGCTGCACCTCGCTCATAAAATGCGCATGGATGAAATTCGTGCTATGACCGAACTTGAGAAAGCTCGAACAAGCCCGATTAAAAATCAAACCAATGTTCAGATCAATGAGACGCCTTTTGGAGCTGGCAATTACGGTAAGTTGATGGAAAAACTGTTACAGCCATGAAAGAAATTCTAGCCGAGCTGGGCATCAATGCCAGTCTCATCGTTGCTGGTTTATTTGGTTCACTTTTGACCGTAAAACGAGATGCTTCAAAAAGAATTGGGGAAGTACTTCTCAGCATTGCAGCCGGTGTAGGATCGGCAAATTATCTAACTCCCATCGTCATAGATTTTATAGATGTACAAAATCGCAATATGGAATTTGGTATTGCGTTTATACTTGGATACATAGGACTTAATGGCATCGAATATGTTATTCGAAGAGCGCTTCCAGAAAAAAAATCATGATGCATATGATATCAAACGGACTTTTATGTTTTTCAATGATTCTATTTTTTATTATGCTTTTCGGAAACGAAAATAATCTGGTACAAAAATGGAAGTTGAGAAATAAATGGACACTTAAAACTGTATTTGCTTTTGTAATTGGAACCTCAGCATGGAATACTTGGAACACAAATCACTATTGGGGAGAAGTACTCATGAATTTTTCGCTCGCAGCTTTGTTTGTGTGGGCGTTTTATTTTCATCGGTACATGTTATATGGAAATAAGTAGACCAGATATACATACGAATGAAGTCGAGGAGTTAAAAACTTTTTTAAAACTTCCCGTAAATTCATATCTCAGCATGTTGAACATCTCTCCCATACCTTCGCAGATTGCAATTTTAAACGCAATTCAGCGATATCGATTTGTAGTTGCCGCAGTATCTCGTCGCCAGGGTAAAACTTTCATTGCAAACGTCATTGGGCAGCTGGTCACACTAGTACCAGACTCGAATGTGCTCATTATGGCTCCCAATTACAATCTTTCTCAAATTTCTTTTGATCTTCAGCGCTCACTGATCGATCATTTTGGACTTGAAGTAGCTCGCGACAACGCAAAAGATCGCGTAATCGAGCTTGTCAACAAATCTACAGTGAGAATGGGATCGGTCAATCAGGTCGATTCTGCTGTCGGACGCTCATACGATCTTATAATTTTCGATGAAGCGGCGTTAGCAGACGGCGAAACCGCTTTTAACGTAGCTTTACGGCCAACGCTGGACAAACCGAACGCTCGTGCGATCTTCATTTCAACTCCTCGTGGTAAAAATAACTGGTTTAGTCGGTTTTGGGCACGAGGATATTCGGATGAGTATCCTCAGTGGGCTTCGATTCGTGCAACGTGGGAAGATAATCCGCGAGAAAACGCGGAAAATATTTCCGAAGCGCGTAAAACTATGTCCGAAAGTGAGTTTCGCCAGGAATATTGTGCGGACTTCAACGTGTTCGAAGGTCAGGTTTGGAAATTTGATGCTTCGAAGTGCGTTGCAAATCTTGACGAGCTGAATACGTCGGGTATGGACATCATAGCGGGGCTTGACTGGGGCTTTAAAGATCCTACAGCCATGTGTGTGCTCGCTTATGACTGGGATAAGCAGATATTTTACGTACTTGACGAGTATTTGCACGCAGAGCGTACTACAGAACAGCATGCATATGAAATTGGAAAGATGATCGATCGCTGGGACCCTGATTTTATTTTCATAGACTCCGCAGCGCAGCAAGTTCGCTTCGATTTGGCACAAAATTTTAATATTGCAACTACAAATGCTGAAAAAGATGTTCTTAGCGGTATTGGACATGTTGCGAGCTTAGTCGACAACAATCGTCTTATCGTATCAGGAAACTGTAAAAATATGTTGGTAGCACTGGACGCTTACCAATGGGACGACAATCCGAACCTATTGAAGGAAAAGCCGAAGCATAACTATGCTAGCCACATGGCGGACGCGTTGCGATACGCACTTTACAGCTTTCGAACATCTTCAACAATTTTTTAATACGTGAAAAAATTTAATTGTTGACAAAATACATATTTGCATCTATAATTTAAATCAAAATATGACAAAACTTGCTAGAGATTTGATAAAATACGTTCGTGACAAAGCAAAATCGAGGTATGTCAAGAGTTCGTCGTGTTTCGTCTGTGAGTCATCAGATAATTTAGATTTCCATCATTTTTACAGTCTCACTGAGTTGTTGAATGTGTGGATGCGGAAAAACCGCTATAATCCCTCTACGGAGGAAGAAATTCTAAACATTCGAGATGCCTTCATAGAGTCGCATACACGGCACCTGTACGATGAAGCGGTAACGCTATGTCACAACCATCATGTACAATTGCATTCAGTCTATGGCAAAAACCCTGGACTTGGCACCGCGGAAAAACAAAAACGGTGGTTAGAGAAACTTCGTAATGGCATGGTATAATTTTTGGTCTACAACGAAGGAAAACCCCGCCCAACCTAGTATTGCGTTGAGCGAAGGTTCCGTTATAGAATCGAGAGAAATTGTATCAAACTATCGTATTCAATACGAAAATCTCGAAGTTGTAAATCGTGCAGTTAACATGCTGGTCGATGATATTGCAGAAATTCCTATCGCAGTTGGAAACAAACTGCCAGGATTGATACCTGCTGGTCGCCCTTCTGGAGAAAATGGAACGGTAGTTCCTGTATTTCGTCAAAAGCAAGTTTACAATTTATTAAATTTACAGCCAAATCCTTATCAGGATATTAATAGTTTTCGACGTAATTTATTTATCGATTACTTAATTGATGGAAATATCTTCGTTTACTTTGACGGAGTGTACTTATACCATCTGCCTGCAAATTTAGTAGAAATTATACCAGATAAAAAGAACTATATTGCTGGATATACCTACGATGGTCTGCTAGACTTTAAGCCGTGGGAAATTATTCATGTTAAAGAAAACTCTTTTTACTCTATCTATCGCGGGGTCTCTCGGCTAAGACCAGCTTATCGTACCATGCAACTATTATCAAAGATGCGTAAGTTTCAAGATAACTTCTTTGATAATGGAGCAGTACCAGGACTTATCATTAAAAGTCCTAGTACACTAAGCGATAAGGTTAAAGAACGCATGTTACAGACGTGGCAAACACGCTATCGTCCTGATGCAGGCGGTCGTCGCCCCATAATTCTTGATGGTGGGCTAGAAATTGACAGTATTAGCAATATTAATTTTAAGGAAATGGATTTTCAAACTTCGGTCAGTGCTCTTGAAAATATTATTTTAAAGTCCATCGGAGTTCCTCCATTACTTTTAGACTCTGGCAACAATGCAAATATACGACCAAATCATCGTTTGTATTATCTTGAAACGGTGACTCCAATTTTAAGAAAGTATATGTTTGCGTTTGAAAGATTTTTTGGTTATAATCTTACAGAAGATATAACAAATATTCCAGCATTACAGCCCGAACTAAGCGATCAAGCACGTTATTATTCTACTTTAGTAAACGGTGGAATTTTAACTCCGAACGAAGCTCGGATCAAGCTAGGAAAAGAACCAATCACGGGGCTTGATGAAATTCGAGTACCACAGAATATAGCGGGGTCTGCAACAAATCCAGATCAAGGCGGTCGTCCCGCAGAAGAAAATATAGGATAAATCATGACAAAAGGTAAAGTATTAGAAACTCTTGCAGCGTATTTCGCATCCAAAGGTAAATTTATGAATATGCGAGAGTATAAACAACAAAGTGATTTTCCAATTAGTCCAAATTTAGTAATTCGTTGCTTTGGCTCTTGGGGACGTATTCCAGGTAAAATTCGTAAATTTTATCCAGAGCTAGCGGAAAAAATGAATGGCGTTGAAGCAGTAGCCTCTGAACCGACTCCTGAGCCTGTTCAGCCTGCTAAGAGCACTCGTGCTAAGGCCGCTGAAACAGTAAATGAATAAAGCTGCAAATTTTAAAACCGGAGATTATGTAAAGTGGAATTCTTCTGGCGGTACTGCTAAGGGAAGAATCGAACATACAATGACAGAGGGCGTGCTCGGCATTCCTGGAAGCAGTTTTTCTATCAATGCTTCTAAAGAAGATCCAGCCGCTCTAATTCGTATTTACAGAGATGGAAAAGAGACTGAAACTCTTGTTGGTCATAAGTTTTCTACTTTGACTAAAATCTCCCGAGAAGAAGCTTTAAAGGCAGATTCTGGAACTAATATTATGAAAAAAGATTTCTTTTTAAGCACCGACTTTAAAGCCTATTTAAGTGAAGATGGAGACACTTATATTACTGGTCTTGCCAGTACTCCTGAAGTAGATCGCACTGGCGATATTATTCAGTATGACGCTTGGCTTAAAGGAGGTCTCGAAAATTATAAAAAGAATCCCGTGATTCTTTTTAATCACTCATATGCAAAACCCATTGGCAAAGCTGTAGAGATTCATCCAGACGTTGATGGTTTAAGAATTAAGGCTAAGATTTCAAAAGCCGCTGGCGAAATCTTAGATCTTATCAAGGATGGCGTTCTTGGAGCTTTTTCCGTAGGTTTTCGGATCAAGGATGCCGACTATATGCCGGAAACCGACGGTTTTAGAATCAAAGACGCAGAACTATTTGAAATATCGGTTGTTTCAGTACCGGCAAATCAATCTGCCGTCTTTTCGTTAGCAAAGTCCTTTGAAACATCCGAGGATTATAATATTTTTAAACAAAACTTTTTGAGTAACGGCCTAGATGGTGTAGAAGAAAAAGTAAATGCTGAATCTTCGAGCGCCACTGCGCCGGGAGAAGCGACAAAAGTCGCAACTAAGGAGATAGTAAACATGGATTCAAAAGATTTAGAAGCACTGGTAGCTTCTGTTGCAGAAAAAACTGCACAAACTCTAGCTGCTGCACAAATCGAGCGGGAGGAGAAGGCTCGCTTAGCTGCTGAACAAGAAGCTAAAAAGGCTGCTGAAGAAAAGGCACTCTCCGATAAAATCTCGGTCGCAGTAACTACAGGTGCAGAACGTCTAGTAGCAGATATTGAAAAGCGTTTTTCAGAAAAGAATTCTGATCTAGAAAAGATCGTTTCTGAACTGCGTAATGAAATTTCGGAAAAGTCAGAAGAGATCATGAAGATGCGCGAATCAAAGCGTATTTTTACGGATCGTACAGATTCTGACTGGAAAAAGGCTTATGCTAAAGACATGGATGATGCATTCATTTTAGGTCTTGTAACGCGTAAGAACTGGCATGAAACGTCACTTGGTCGTATGCTTGTACAAAAAGTAAATACCCAAGCCGGCGTAGAAGTTTCTAGTGCAGACTTTGAGCAGCTCGTTTCGACAAATATCGAGCGTGACGTTCAGAATGAGCTGATTCTTGCTCCTCTTTTCCGCGAAGTGCCCATGACCGCAGCAAGTTTAATTCTGCCAATTCTGCCCGATGCAGGTTATGCAGAATTTACCACAAATCAAACGGGTGGTGGTTCCGCAGGTAAGGGTAACTTAGATCCTCGCTCTAATGCTTATGGCTCACCTTATATTGGTGTTACCATGACGGAACGAGTACTTACTACTAAGAAGCTTATTTCAAAGAGCTATCTTGGTAACGAAACAGAAGAAGATGCAATTCTTCCGATTCTTCCTCTAATTCGCGAATCAATGGTTCGTGCACATGCTCGTGCAATTGAGGCTTCGATTCTTGTTGGTAATCACGGTGACGGTCCTTTCGGCACTTCAGGTGCATCGTATGATGGTCTGATCAAGCTTGCAGCAGACGACTCTCATAAGACTCAGATTACTGGCGTAACGACAGCGAACGCTGCAATTACAACAGCAAATCTGCTTTCTGCTCGTAAAAACATGGGCAAGTATGGTGTACGCCCTGAAGATGTAGTTTACATCGTTAACCAGCGTACCTATTTTGAACTGTTAGAAGATGCAGAGTTCCAGGATATGAACCTGGTAGGTAATCTGGCAACTAAGATCTCGGGTCAAGTTGGTCAAGTATATGGTAGCCGTGTACTACTTTGCGATGAGTTTGCAACTCCTGCAGCTAGCAAATATGCTGCTGTTGCACTATATGCTCGTAACTTCTTGGTTCCGCGGCTTCGTGGTGTTACGATCGAGTCGGATTACGATGTTGAAAATCAGCGTCGTGTACTCGTGGCTTCACAGCGTCTTGGCTTCATTGATCTTATCGATGGTGCTACTTCGAAGTGGGCTATTCAGTATCCTTCTTCGTAATAATCGAAGTAACCACAAAGAGAGGGAAGGCTTCTTCCCTCTCTTTTTATCCCTAGATCTTTGATCTAATTTTTTACAAGTTAATTTATGAGTAACCTTATAACAATTGATGACTATAAATTATTGATGGGTATTTCGGGAGTCAAGGATGATGAAAAGATCAATATCCTTATTCCTGCAATAAGTCAACTTGTAAAAAATTATTGTGATAATACAGTAATTGATTACTATACTACTGCGTATACTGAATACTTCGATGTACAATGGGATACTTATACAGTTCAATTAAAGTATAGCCCATTAGTAAATGTCTCAGAAGTGTACGAAAGAGAGATAGCTTCTGAAGCTTATACTCTTTTAACACAAAATTCAGACTATTGGATTGATACTGTATCAGATAGCATCTTCCGAACCACAACAGAAGGTAGATACAAAAACTGGCCAAAAGGTACAGGTTCAGTAAAAGTAGTTTATACTAGCGGATACTCTACGACTCCCTTAGATTTAAAATTAGCTGTAGCGGATTTAATTACTTATTATTTAAAAGACGAAAGAAAAGAACGACGTACTTTAGGAGCCGCTACTATTTCTTATGCAAGAAACTCTGATGACGGAAGTTTTCCCGACTATATAAAAAGAGTTTTAGACTTGTATAAGATATGAGCAAACAAGATTTAGAAACTTTAATTTCAGCTATAGAAAAGGGCTTAACTAAAGAATTTAGAAAAGAAATTGATGTTAACAATTTATGCTTTCAATACGATGTGGATACTATAGCTAGGGAGATTAAAGACGAGCTTTCTTTTGTAACTCCTGCTCCTAATAATGAGATAAGCGATAATAAGATTAGACAGATAGCTGAAACCATTGTTTTAGAGCTGAACAATGCTTTTATGAGTAGCAAGTCGCCGACTTTAACAAGAGACCTTATAGAAAGACAAAAACAAGTAGATGCAGGAAAAATATTTATATCTAACGAAAAAGCTGCTAATACATTTAGAATTCTTTCTAATATAGTCAGACCTATTAGGTATAAACTTATAAAACTTGTTGAAGAAGCTGGAGCATTTTCTATAGCACCAATTACAAAAAAATATAGAAGTACAGACGAAACCAAGCAAGATACGATAGTTCAATCAAAAGAATTTTTTAATATAGAACATTTAAGTACGGTATCAGATTTACGTATAGCAAGTGAGTTTACAAAAGCTTCGGGATCTAGGCAAAAAGCAATAGAAATAATAAATAAGTTTAAACAATTTGCTTCCAACGAAACAAAAAATATCTTAGAAGAGTACATTTTAACTATTGTTAGTAGAACGCAAAATACAGGTACTATAATAAAAGACCTACAACTAAGTTTAGAATGGAAGTCAGAAAAAAGAAATAAAGAGGCTGGAAGACAAGAAATTTTAGCAAGAAGAAGAGTTTTAGCTCAAGAATTAAGAAAAATAATTAATGAAAATATTATATCCGGAGAAACTCTAGAAGCATCAGATTCTGTAGAGAAGCTAACCGCTAAAAAGTATTTTTCTATGGTAGATGCTGCTGTCAAACAAACAGGCAGAATAAAAAAAAGATTTCAGCCTAATAATATTTCAAAGAAAAT